AGCACAGCGAAAATATTTTTCTAAACTTTAAATATAACAAACATACTTCTTTATAATGATAAAAGATAAGTATTAATCATCATTACCAATATTTTTAAACAAAACACAGATAATTTAATAGAAGATTCAATAATTAGAGAAAATTTTGGAAGAGCAGACACATTAGATTCGAAAGTTACTACAGACGTTGCCACCATGCAAACTCGCATGACGGTAGGGTCTAGAGACTATTTTCCATTGTTTCCAACGCCTAAACTTAGTATTAGTGATCAATATTCCATGGATATTTCTCCGTGGGTTAATAGACCATTTTTAGTGGGTAGAGGAACATGGACTACAACAGATCTTCGATTCGGAAAAATTAATGTTAATAGCAACAATGCCGGATTTATTTCAGCTCTTCCTAGAGATGTTTTCATCTCAAATGGTAGTTTAACTTCAGTAACTCGTTTAGCTAGATTATATAGGTGTAAGATGTGTTTAAATATTACATTGACTGGCACTCTGACTCATTCTGGTATGCTCTTAGTTGCAGTAATGCCTCCTTCCGGAGACAATGCTATTCAGATAGACAATGGAAGAATAATTAATTCAATGTTATCAGGCCCTCATGCCTTCCTAGCAGCGAATGAAGCATCTTCAGTGTGTCTTGAAGCACCATTTTATTGTAACACAGATTATGCCGTTTTAGACGTAGCGCCATCCAGTGTAATTCAAACACCCGACTTTTGTAATAGAAATTCAAATTTTGCAACCCTCATGGTTATGGTTTTAAATCCCCTCCAAGCCCCAGATTCATCATCAACTTCATTAACTTTTGTAGTAGAAGCAGTCTTTAAGAGCTTAGAGCTAAAAGTACCAACTCCTGCCCTAGCTTCTTGGACTGCCACCGTTCCTACAGCCAAAGAGGGTCAATCCTTTTTAGCTAAAGCTGGAACGCGTTTAATAGATAGCACTTTTGGAATTACTAAGAATTTAGTTTCTGATGGCCTTGATTCACTAAGAGGCGTCGTAAGGCGATACACAGGATTACATAATCCTAATGTAGCGTCATTAGACACTCGTATGATCATGACCAATAGAAACTATTTAAACAACGTCGATTCAGCTACTTGTATTGAAAAACTGGACCCCTATTCTTGTGTAGATAGAATAGTTCAGGAACCGGCTTTTCAAACAAATGTAGATGAAATGGCGATGTCTCATATAATTTCAAAACCCCAATATATAGGCACTTTTACAGTTAATACAACACAGAATTCAGGTGCTCTACTTTTTTCTGGACCTATTTGTCCATATCAAGGTGGTAGTACTAAATCATTAGTAATAGCAAATAATATTGAACTCATGTATCATTTAACTAGAGCCTGGAGAGGTGATCTAAATATCCATATCCAATCATCAATGAACAATAAACAAAATGTGAAACTCAAAGTAATAAAGCTCTACGCACCGCCCTATGACTGTGTTACAAAATATCCAGTTTTTAGCGGTGTGGTTGGAGCCCCATCTGATTTAATAGAGTTTTCGCAAGGAAACCAAGTTGTAGACATTAGTTTACCTTTTAATTCGCGTAATTCGTTAGTTTATAATACCCGAGATTATCAAGTAGCAACGCCATTTGGAGTTGGCATGTATTATATTTATTTAGCTCAACCTATGGTAGTGGGTGATTCAACGCCTCTATCATGTGAGTTTAATATTTATATTTCGTGTTCTTCAAATTTCACCTTTTATGGTTATTCAACAGAGTTAGGAAATCCAAGAAGAATTTATACTCCTCCCGCCGAAGTTCTTAAAAAGGGACAGTCGGCTGAAGTAATGAATAAACCTTCTTCCCCATCATCTCTTTTAAAACATGATGGTATCCAAACCGAGTTGGATGATTCTAGATTAGTACCTTTAGTAGATATACGACCACTTATTCGCCGATTCCAATTTAATTCTTCTGGATCAGTGAGTATAGATCCTATTACGCGTAATAAAAATATAACAATACCTTTAGCTAGTTTCATTGCAGAAACTATAGACGACATATTTAAATCTTCAGTAGGCATTCTACCCCATCTTTTTTATGGTAAACAGTGTGGTCTTAAATTCAAATTAGTAGTATCAGGTAGTTCATATGTCAATGTTAGTTTTGTTCCTCCTAATATAACCTCATCATCAGTTTCAAATCGCTTCACCGCCGCCAGTGTTGTTCCAACGCAACCTGGTTTCTGGTATAATTTACCTGCGGGTAATTTAAGGCCAGGAATGTATCCCGTTAATCAACAGGAATTTCCAAGTACGTGGGCATTTGCTAACGTTAGTGATGCGGCAATTATGGGAGAATACGAATTTATTATTCCGAATACAACAATTTTCAATTATTTAGGGTCTTCAAGTAAGATGACAGGTAACTCTATTTTAACATTTCCAGAGTCTGATATTGGTACTTTGGTAATAACTTTTACCGGTGCTCCAAATCAGATAATAGAATATGCTTTGTTTTCAGCATTTACTGACGAGTCAAGATTTGGCTTTCAAGTACTCGCTCCTACAGTTACGTTACCTACATCTGGTAACAATCTTTGTTCACCTTATTCGAACAGTTCTTTAGTTAATCCCGTTTTAACACCAACCAACCCATTTTTATATTATACAAACACACTTACCACATTTAACACGGG